AACGACGTTACCCTTAACGACGTTACCCTTAACGACGTTACCCTTAACGACGTTACCCTTAACGACGTTAAGCCTAAACAACGTTTAGGGCTACCCTTAACGACGTTTAGGGCTACCCTTAACGACGTTAAGGCAAATAAAGAAGTAATAAAGAAGAAAATAAAGAAAGGAGATGCGCACGCTTGCGCGAGCGCCACACCCGAGGAAAAAAAAGGAAGCCGCATCACGTTCACAGAGCTGACTGATGAACTCAGGGAGCAGGCGATTAAAGTACGTCCTGACTTATCCCCAGATCAAATAGCTTTTGAGTTCGATTGCTTTATTGACTACTGGAGAGCGAAGGCAGGAGCAGGAGCAGTAAAACGAGATTGGCCAGCGACGTGGCGAAACTGGATCAGAAGAAGCAACCAATTCGGAGCAAACGGAGGACGCCGACCGGTCACGCAGGCTCAGGCAGTTAATGAGTTTAAGAAGTCGGCTATCTCAACCCGGAAGAACGAAGAAGAAGAGGAGGCAGAAGCGGCAGAGCTGCTTTTTGGATAATCATGCTGACGCCCGAAGAAATCGACGCCTTTTTTAATTCTCGCAGATACTTTGAAGGCACCGAGGCAAAAATAGGCGTATACCGCCCGAGAGAACAACACCAGATCAGGTTCGTACTCGCCCCGGCATACTGCCTTATCCGCGATGGCTTTGAGTGCGGTGACGGCAAGAGTCCTTGCTTTGGCGTCCTGAACCTGTACATTCGTGAGAGCGACAACATTGCTGACATACCGACCGAGGTGTGGGCTGACCGGACTTGTGAAATCGAGTACCTTAGAGGCTCAGAGAGAAGAGCGCGGCAGTTAGCGATGATGATCCGAGACAAGGCACGAGACAATTCATTTTACTGGACCCCTGACGGCATCCTTGTTCACCTTAAAAACAAACACTGGAAAAAATTCGGAGAAGTAAACCATGCAAGACAAGACAATCAATGAGATGACGATGCAACCGCGAGACTACTCGCCCGCCTTCGCCGCGTGGCAACAGTCCGCCCGCAACGTCATCTATCGACCTGACCACTTTGAAGACCCCCTATTTGGCATCATTGAAGGTCGTCTAGCAGGCACGCCGTGCGCATTCGACCAGCGTCTAGCCTTTAGAGAAGGCGAGGTGACGATGTGGGCCGGGCAAAATGGCAACGGTAAAAGCCTGCTGACTGGTCAGGTCGCTTTACAGCTTTTAGCGGCCGGTCAGAAGGTCGGCATTCAGTCTTTTGAGATGACGCCCGCAAGGACGCTTTATCGAATGCTGCGGCAGGGCTGGGGGAGGCTCCCTACGAAATATGACGCGCAGGCGAACGAGAAGAAAATACAAGCCTTCTTGAAGTACTGCCGCGACGCGGGCCTGCTACTTTCAAATGAGAAGCAAGCGATCACGATTGAAGGCGTCCTAGGCGTGTCCGTTGTGATGGCCAAAGAATTCGGCTGTAAACACATCTTTATCGACAACCTCATGAAGGTAGTGCACGCCGAGGACGACTACACTGGGCAGAAGGAATTCGTTCAGGGTTGCTGTCAGATTGCCCGCGAGCTTTCTGTGCACATTCACATCGTCCATCACGTCCGAAAGGGCGGAAGCGAGAAGGACGAGATTGATAAATTCGCAGTGCGCGGATCGTCTGCGATCGTTGACCAGATTGACAACCTCGTTTTGATCCGCCGCAACCTTGACAAGGAGCGACTGGCAGAACAGCGCGAACTCACGCCGACGGAAGATCAGGACGAAGCTGACTCACTCCTGCGAGTTTCTAAACAACGAAACGGCGATTTTATGGGCCTTGTGCCCCTTTGGTTTGACAAGCGAGGTGCCGTATTTTGCACAAGCGCGGAAAGGGCACTGCCTCGCCTTTTGCCTGAATACGCACTGCCCGCCGACTGCTTGGACGGGCGCGAAATCTAGGAGAATGACAAATGACTGACAGGAAAAGAATGGCGCCGCGCGTGCTTGAATACAAGCTGACGGCGGCGTTAAGAACGCTGCGGGAAGTCACTCAGGCCCTTGAATCGGTGTTAGAGAGCCGAGGCGTGGAGGGCTGGCATAGCTACGACAAAACCGACGCGGCGACGCACCCGGCAAAAGACGGCGGGTACCTTGTGACGCTTAAGGGGCCGACCGGGCATCTAAGCGTGGAGGTCAGGCCGTTCGAATCGGGTAAAGGGTTCGCGGGCGACTGGAGTCGTTACAGCGTGCAGGCGTGGCGGCTCATTCCGACGCCTTACGAACCGGAGGAGATTGAAGCATGACAACCTACAAAATCGAAATAGACGGCCAAAGGGCGGTAGACCTCGTGACGGCGCTAAGACGCGCCGGGCTGTACGATTTAGCCGACGACATCGACCAGCAGATTCAAAACCAACGCGTTCAGGCCGTGCGCACGCTTTGGATGCGGGGGGCGCCGAAAGCCTGCAAAAACGCAGAAAGCCAAAGGATCGACGAATTTTTTAAGTCTGTTTTCGGGGGTCGAGCATGAACGCCAGTCCGCGATTTGAAGAGCCGTATGACGTGCCCTCGGGCTACTTTGACGAAGAACTCTTATTACTCGAAGCCGTGCGCCGGGCGGCGGACGATACGCGCGAAACAGCGCTTATTATGGACGCCTACGACGCCCGCCGGATGCTGACGCAGATCGTGGCCGGTGAAGGCACCCGCGAAACGTTTCTAGCGCTGATTCGGCTTTGCACGTGTTCCGAGATCAGACAGGCCAATGACGATACGATAACGGGCGGGATGGCACGCGTAGCCGACCGCGTGAAGTCTGCATTACGCGCAAACGAACGTAGCATTACCCACGAAGGCGGCCGGGACCGCCAAAGGGGCTGAGGTGAGATACAGCATTGAAACGGTATTTGAGGTCACGGACGAGGCCGGGCGCAAGTACGTCATCAAGTTCTTTCCGTCGAAGGACTGGCACCTATACCGCGTCGGCAAAGCGGGCAAGCTCGGAGAGCTTGAGGACGCAGGCCACTGGCACGATGAGGCGGACATTACGCCGGAAGAGGCGCGGGCGATTGTTGACGAGTTCAGAGAATCACGCACACTGGGGGCAGCATGACGATGATCAGGGTCGCAAATCAAAATTTTACGGTGTGGCAGGAGATCACGAAGGGCCGAAAAGAGCGGTTGCAAAACCTGCCGGAATACGGCGAGCGAGTTTTACTCGAATTCCGGACGACGCCCGCTCAGCCGGTGCCGTTTCGCGCCTTCGGAAAGCTCGTGCGCATGAACATCGACGACGGCCCGGCGTTCCTTTTGGAGCTTTACGGGCGCTTTGTGAGTGCCCGAAAGGTCGCGCGATATGCTCAGCGCCCGGAGGACGTCAATGCAGCTTACTGAAATTCTGAGGTTTACCGTCGAGGGGAAGCCGGTCGGGAAGGCCCGCCCGCGCTTTACTCGCCGAGGGTTCGCATACACGCCGGAGAAGACCGTCCGATATGAGGCCGCCGTCCGAGCCGCGTGCATCGAGGCCATGAAGGCGCAGGGCGTTCATAAGCGCGTCGGGGTGCCGCTTGCGATTAAGTGCGAATTCTTCTTCGAGCCGCCGAAGTCGTGGAGCAAAAAGCGCCGCACCGAGGCCGCCGATTTGGCGCCGTACGACCAAAAGCCTGACGGTGACAACCTGCTCAAAATCGTCAAGGACGCACTAAACGGCGTCGCGTACGATGACGATAAGCGCATATGCTCAGAAACCGCCACAAAGCTGTATTCTGTCGCGAGCCTAGCAGACATAACGCTTTACGAGGTCACCCGCTAATGCCGCGCTATATCGTCCTGCAAATCCCGACCGATTTCGCCGCCCTAGACCAACGCCTTGAGATTTGGGGCCGCGTCGTCAAAGACCGGCCGCATTACGAGGAAACGATGTTATACCGGCATATGAAACTTTTCGGGAAGGACGATCAACGGCGCTGGCCGGACGATGAGGAGGCGCAGGCCCGGGCGCTCTCGCGTGGGGATTACGCAGAAGGATGGCTGATTGATGCCGCGTGGCAGAGCATGAAAGACGCGCGCTCGAAAGACCTGCTACTCGCTTGGTACGTCTACAGCGTGCGAGATCGGGCGCTTTTAGGGCGCCTTCTTAGCGTCAACCTGCGCACGATTCAGGAGCGTTTACGGCAGGCGCTTGAGCAAATTCAGGCGGCCATTTGTCGAGCCGAGGGCCGCAATCCGTACGATTAAATCGTACGTTTCAAATTAACCTTTTGCGGGCTGGGGCCTGTATAATCCGTTATGGAAAATTGGAAGCTGTGTATCAGCGGGTGGAATGCAGGCTGTGGCCTGCGTTTTCGCACCCGACAGAATCGAAGCGGCTAGCTTTCCGGTGGTTTTCTGATATTCTGAAACTCCGTATTTGGAATGGTTCTCCGATTTAAGCCATCAGGAAGCTCCCCCTGATGGCCTTTTTTTATGGACGAAAAACTGAAAGTAACCTACCGCCGCATTGAGGATTTAATCCCCTATGCACGTAATGCCCGCACGCATTCAGACGATCAAGTCGCCCGAATCGCCGGGTCGATTAAGGAATTCGGCTGGACAAATCCGATCCTCGTCGACGGAGACAACGGAATTATCGCGGGCCATGGTCGTCTGGCCGCCGCCCGCAAACTCGGCATGAGTGAAGTCCCTGTGATCGAACTGGCAGGACTGAGCGACGTGCAGAAACGCGCCTACATCATTGCCGATAACAAGATGGCGCTGGATGCGGGCTGGGACGACGAACTGTTAAAAATCGAGTTCGAGGATTTGAAGCTCGAAGGTTACAACCTCGACCTTACGGGCTTTTCGGAAGTCGAGGTAGGCAACGTGCTGAACGGCTGGGATTCTGATATCCCTGAATTAGACGAGGATGGCGAGCCTGATACCGGCTCCCGCATCGTTTTGAAGATTGCCGCCGAAGACGAGGCGCAGGCCAAGGAAGTCATTACGAATGCACTGGAAGCAGCAGGGATTAAGTACACATACTCCTAAGCTCAATCTGTTGGTTGCCTACCCGTACATGAGCCAGGTGAAAATAGACCTGATAAGGCAAAACAGTGGGGTCATTCGTTTTCTGCTTGATTCAGGGGCGTTTACAGCACAGCAATTAGGGAAAAAAATCTCCCTCGATGAATATTGCAAGTTCATCGAGTCGTTACCGTACGAGCCGTGGAAATATTTCACACTTGATGTTATTGGGAATCCTGAAAAGACGATAAAAAATTACGAAACCATGCTTGAGCGTGGTTTTAAGCCGGTGCCTATTTTGACGCAGGGAGAAAGTCTCTCTGTCATGGATGAGTTTTGGAGGACATCGGATGTCGTTGGGGTTGGGGGGCTTGTGGATGTACCGCTCAAGGAAAAACAGCGGTTCATCTACAAGGTGATGAAACACGCCAACGGTCGGCGGGTTCACTGGCTTGGGTTCACTAATGATCAGTTTGTAAAACACTTCCGGCCATATATGTGCGACTCGTCAGCCTTAACCGGCGCGGATAGGTTCGGCCAATTGATGATCTATCAGGGGAATGGTCGATATAAGATGCTTAAGAAGTCAGATTTTTCAAAAAAACCTGACGAGGCCGATTTGCGGAAAATCGCCGGCTGGGGCTTTAACCCCTACGAGCTGAAAAGCATTAGAAACTGGCACGGAGGTGAGTCGCTAAGTTCAAAAATCAGTGCCCGATCCTACTTAGAAAAATCGTGTGATTACGAAAAGAATTTGTCTGTGAAATTGTTTTTGGCGGCCGCAACTGATAAGGCGACGATCAACCTCGTCCACGCCATAAATCAAAAGGTTAAATCAGAAGGTGCACGAAATGTCTAAAGTATTAGTTTGTTTTTCGGGGGGCTTCGACTCCACCACCTGTTTGATCTACTCGCTTTTGGATGAAAATGTCGAGCGAGTAGAAACGATCGGATTTAATTACGGGCAGACAAATACCGTTGAGCTGGAATGTCGGAAACAAGTCATTGCCGGCATTAAAAAGTTGTTTCCAGACCAGGCAAAAAAACTAGGGGATGATATTGTCATTGACGTTTCGTGTTTCGGAGATGTGGCGGAATCCTCTTTGACAGGAAAGCAACAGCCTAAAACCTCAGAGGGGGCGGCATCTAACTATGTCCCAGTCAGGAATGCGATGTTTATGTCTTTCTGTGGTGCCCGCGCTATTGTGAGAGGACTGGATAAGATTGTGACGGGTGTCGTCTACGACGACTATGATGGATACGCGGATTGCCGAAGAAGTTTCATTGACGCCATGCAGAAGGCTCTTCAGCTTGGGTCGGATACGAACATTCGCATTGAGACACCGGTAATCGACACGCCGAAAAACGAAACGTGGGCAAATCTCGAGCGCCTTGGCGGCCGCGAGTTGGTGCGCTTCATGGTTGAGAACACCCATTCATGCGACAAGAACGATCGCCACACCTTCCACGAATGGGGCTATGGCTGTGGGGTTTGTCCCTCGTGCATAGTTCGCAAGCATCGGTATGAGCAGTATATGGCGGAGCGCATCGAACAATGACGGATTTCTGTGAAAAATTGCGTGCGAAGGGCGTTCCCTTCAAGGCGAACGACAATATCAGCCAGTACCTGAGCAAAGACGATCTGAAGATTATTCAGAAGGATGTCGAAGAAAAGGTAGCTGCTCTGCTTAAGGCCCTTGTCATTGACGTCGAAAACGATCCAAACACAAAAGGGTCGGCCGAGCGAATTGCTCGAATGTACATGACAGAAGTTTTTGCCGGGCGCTACCTTCCTGCGCCGAAGGCTACCGACTTCCCGAACACGAAAAAGCTGGATGATATGCTGGTGGTCAGCACTACCATTCGGTCGACTTGTTCGCATCACTTCGCGCCGATTCTTGGAAAGGCGTGGATTGGCGTTATCCCGCGGGACCGGGTAATCGGTATCTCGAAGTTCTCGCGGCTAGCAAATTGGGTTTGCGCCCGTCCGCAGATTCAGGAAGAAGCTGCCGTACAGATTGCCGACCTTCTTGAGGAGAAGATTAACCCGCTGGGGATCGCAATCGTCATAAAGGCGTCTCACTCCTGCATGACATGGCGCGGCGTTAAGGACGAAAGCGCACAGATGACGACGAGCATCATGCGAGGCGTCTTCCGTGAAGACCATAAGGCTCGGGCGGAGTTCTTGGAGTTCGTTAAAAATGCATAACCTGATAGCTCTCAGATCGGCGCCGCATCAGAGAGAGGGGAAACGATGATCGTCTGCACTCGATATCACGACATTTCTTGTGGCCATCGTGTCTACGGGCATGAATCCAAGTGCGCCCATCTGCACGGGCACAATTACCGCATCACCTTCGAGTGTGCCGGTGACCTTGATGGCGTGGGCCGCGTTATCGACTTCTCGGTGATTAAATCGACCCTCTGCCAGTGGCTTGAATCGACTTGGGATCATCATTTTCTTGTGTGGGAAAATGACCCGCTCGCCGCCGCGCTTAAGAAGCTCGATCCGACGGTAGTCGTGGTGCCGTTCAATCCGACCGCAGAGAACCTGGCTCAACACCTCGCAACCATCGTGGCGCCGATCGTTCTGAAGGATACAGGCGTCACGGTGACGCGGTGCATCGTCGAGGAGACGCGGAAATGTTCTGCTGAATGGAGGCTGTTCAGTGCTTTATATAAATGAGCTCTTTGCCTCCATTCAGGGTGAAGGCTCTTACACGGGAACGCCCTCTGTCTTCATTCGATTTCAGGGGTGTAAATGTCAGTGCTCCTTCTGCGATACTAAACATACATGGAAGCTCGGAGAGCCGAACGACAAGCCTCTTAGCTTCGCCCTGCAAAAAGCGGACTGCGCTCATTACGCAACGACGACCGCGCAGGAGCTGGCGGCGACGATCGCCGAGAAGTTCCCGAAGATTAAACACGTTGTGATGACGGGCGGGGAACCCTGCCTATTTGATCTCGCGCCGCTTTGCGATTTACTCGAAAAGCAGGGCCGCACGGTTCAAATCGAAACAAGCGGCACCGAGCCGATCGGCAGCATCAGTAAGACCGTTTGGGTCACTGTTAGCCCAAAGATCGACCAAGCTGGCGGCCGCAAGGTGCTCCCTGAAGCACTTGCCCGGGCCAACGAAATTAAAATGGCCGTCGCGACGCAAAAGGAAATCGACCAGTTGCGAACCTGCCTGAGTCACGCCTCGGAGGCGCTGATTTACCTTCAGCCGATTTCTCAGGGGGTCGAGGCTACGAAGCTCTGTGTCGACACCGCGATGGCGAACGACTGGCGCGTGTCCGTGCAGGTGCACAAATACCTTGCGGTGCGATGATCGGATGCCCGGCACAGACGCACCAGCCATAGGAGGACGACATGGGCTCAAATAAGGGGTATCGAATACCGATCGACCTTGAAAAGGTGGAGCAGGCCGCCCGTATTTGCAGTTCCGAGGAGGATATTGCGCTGGCGGTCGGTGTTTCCTACGCCACGTTGAGGAGAAGGAAGCAAGAGAGCGAGCAGTTTGCACAAGCCTTAAAAAGGGGGCGGGCTAAGGCCAATCTCTTTGTCGGCAGTAAGCTGATGGAGAAGATCGCATCAGGCGATACGGCGTCCATCATCTTTTACTTAAAGGCTCGATGCGGTTGGAAGGAAACACAGCGCTTAGAAGGTGAAATGACGACGACCGAGAAACCGCCCGAGGGATTGCAGGACATTTATAACGCGCTGGCCCGCGGTAAAAAGTAATGACAACCAATAGCGCAGACCCATTCGCCGAACTGTACAGGCCGCACCGATACAAAGTGTATTACGGCGGCCGAGGCAGTGGGAAGAGCTGGGCAGTCGCACGCGCGCTTATCGCTATGGCGGACTTTGGGCGGGTGCGCATTTTGTGTTGCCGCGAGGTGCAGAACTCAATCCGCGACTCGTCGTATCAGACGCTGAAAGACACGGCGGAGCGCATGGGCCTGTTTGACCGGTTCGACTTCAAAGAGTCGGAGATTGAGCACAGGCGCACCGGTAGCCGCTTTATCTTCTCCGGCCTCTTGCGTAATGAGAACTCGATTAGGTCGAAGGAAGGCATTGATATCTGCTGGATTGAGGAGGCGTCATCCGTCTCGCGAAAGTCGTGGGACGTGCTGATTCCGACCATCCGAAAGCCGGGATCAGAGTTGTGGCTAACGTTCAACCCGCTCACCGTCGACGACCCAACGAATGATTTTCTAGAGGCACCGCCCCCGGGCGCCTACGTTCGCAAGGTCAATTACACGGATAACCCGTATTTCCCTGAGGTTCTGCGTGAGCAGATGGAATGGGACAAGGCGAACGATTTCGAGAAGTACCAGCACATTTGGGAGGGCTTCCCGCTCACCATCAGCGGGGCGCAGATTTTCCGCGGCAAGTACGTCGTCGAGGCGATTCCGGATGATCTTTGGCAACAGGCCGACCGACTATTTTTCGGCGCCGACTTCGGCTTTGCGCGTGACCCGTCGACGCTCGTTCGGTGCTTCATATTGGATAATCGCCTGTATATTGACTATGAGGCGTACGGCGTCGGCGTTGAAATCGACGAAATGCCTCAGCTGTATCGCTCGGTGCCGGAGTCGACGAAATGGCCCATTAAGGCGGACTGCGCTCGGCCTGAGACTATCAGCTATCTGAAACGACACGGGTTCAACATCGAGGGTGCCGAGAAATGGCCGGAGAGCATCGAGGAAGGCATTAGCTTTATCCGCAGCTTCGACAAGGTCGTTATCGACCCGCGATGTGTGCACACGGCGGACGAGTTCAGGCTGTACTCGTACAAAACGGATAGACTGACTGGCGAGGTTCTGCCAGTCGTATTAGACAAAAACAATCATGCGATCGATGGCATCAGGTATTCACTGGTCGATTACATAAAGGCGCGAGGTTATGGCTTCAAAATATCGGAAGACGAAACACCAGACCTCTGGATTTGAGGTCACCGGCGAATACAACGGCACCACCACGGTTGTCGACGCTATCCCGCAGGAAAAGGACATCCGCGAACTACTTAAGCCCGCGCGGTCACTCGCAGGGTCTAAAGCGCACTACAAAAAGCTTGACGGCGCCATGGACGCGGCTTTTGCCGGCGGCATTGTGCCTAAGTTCGAATGGTCTGCGATCTCAAGCCTGGTCAGCTTTGTTGGCTACGGCGTTCTGCAACAGCTTTCGCAGGACGCGCTCATTCGCTTGTGCATTCAGACACGCACCGACGAAATGCTGCGGGCGTGGATTGAAATCAAGTGTGACGACGACAAGCGAAAGAAGGCACTAGATGAAGAGATTGACCGCATCGGGTTGCGCGATACGCTGTATAAAGCGCTCACGACAATGGGCATGATGGGTGGCGCCTTCGTGTTTATCGACACGGGGCACGCCAAGCCGGATGAGGTGCTTAATAAGACAGCACGCTCGACGGAGCTGAAAGACCGCGTATCGTTCCGCGTGATTGATCCGATCTTTACAACGCCGCAGAGCTTTAACGCGTCTGACCCGCTCAAGGAAGACTTTTACAAGCCCGCTGTGTTTTACATCATGGGCACAGCGGTGCATACGTCGCGCCTGATCCGCCTTGTTGAAAACGAGGTGCCGGACTTACTCAAGCCGTCGTATAACTTCTTCGGAATCGCTCAGGCTCAGTTGCTTTCGGACTACGTGACGCACTTTCGCAAGAACCGCGAGGAAGTTAACACGCTTCTTACAAAGTTCTCGACGAGCTTCATTAAAACCGATTTGGGCGCTCAGCTCTTTGCCCGCAAGTCGTGGCAACCGGTGAGCGACCGCGTGAAGTTCTTCGCGAAGTTCCGCGACAATAGCGGCGTGGGTCTGCTCGACAAGGACAAAGAGGACTTTGTTCAGGTCAACACGCCGATTACCGGCCTGACTGACATCGTGCGCCAGTCGCTTGAGTTCGTCGTGTCCGTCAACCAAAGCGGTGTAGTTAAGACGCTCGGGCTGTCGCCTTCGGGCTTTAACGCTACGGGCGAGAGCGACATTAAGTTGCAGGCCGACTTAATCGCCACGCGGCAGGAGAAGATTTTGCGGCGCCCGCTTGAGGAGATTTTGCGCATTCTGCAAATCAATCTCTTTGGCGACATTGATCCTAGTCTGAGCTTTGAATTCTGCTCGCTCGACGAAGATGACGAGCGCACGACGGCAGAGGTCAAGAAGATGATGGCCGACACGGCCGCCGTCTACCTTGACCGCGGCGTGCTCTCAGAAGACGAAGTCCGCGCGGCGTTGAGTAATGCCAAGGATCATCCGTATGGCGATCTTGAGGGTGAAGCCCCCGGGGCGCCGGAAGACCCGTTCGGCCAAATGAGCAGCACGAGCACGGAGGAGCGCGATGACATCGACAAGGCGGGCGCAGTCTACTGACGTGCGTATCCGGGCCGTGCGTCCTAATGCAGGGCTACGGAAGGCGTACGCGGGCAAACTGCGCTCGCTCGTGCGTCAGATGGCGCAAGACGTCGCCAAAGAGCTTGAGGGGCTGTATCGCAAGGTAGAGCCGCGGATTGCGAAAGACGCTAAGAGCGAGTCCCCTGCCGAGCGCTTGCAAAAGATCATTGATCGGATGCGCAAGAAGTGGGAAGAGCAGACGCGGGACTTTGCCGGTGACACGGCCGACTGGTTCGTGCGGAAGACGCGCGACCATGTCGACCGGGCGCAGAACTCAGCGCTGCGGGCCTCGGGGTTTGAGGCGTTCGACCTTCGTTTTGACAAGGGGCAGATTTCTCAAGACGCTTTTGACGCACTTGTGAACGCTAACACGTCGCTTATCAAGTCGATCAGCTCTCGATACCTTCAGGAGGTCGAGGGGCTTGTTATGCGGGCCGTGACCGACGGGCGAGACGTGGCGGGGCTTAAGTCCGAACTATCCAAGCGCTACGACATCACACAGCGCCGCGCGGACTTCATTGCTCGCGATCAGTGCAATAAGGCGACCGAAGCCCTGTGCCGCGCGAATGATCTTGAGGTTGGTGTTGAGCAGGGCGAATGGATTCACGTACCCGGCAAGCACACGAGCCGCGAGACGCACAAAGAGATGGACGGCAAGAAGTTCGACCTAAAAAAAGGACTTTACGACCGCGATGTTGGGCGCTATGTCCTCCCCGGGGTAGAACCTGGTTGCCAGTGTACGTATCGTCCAATATTGAGTAGGAAGCTATGGAAAAAGAACTCTTAGCGCTTGACGAAAAGGTTGTGATGGAGTCGGCGCGGACGCGCGACAAAAACGGCTTTTTGCAGGTCAAGACATCGAATTTAACTCGCGACCACGTGGCGCCGTATTACGGGCGCGAGATTCCCGGCTGGGAAGAGCGGCAGTTAGACCCTGACCGAATCTATTACGGCTGGCGCAACCCTGACGAGCTTAAGGCGGCACTCGCGACATTCAACGGCGTGCCGCTTTTAATCGAACACAAGTTCGATAGCGCCGAGCACCCTAACAAGGAGTTACGCGTCGGCACCGTTGGCACCAGCGCGAAATGGGAACCGCCGTACATCACCAACGCGCTAAGCGTGTGGGATGAAAAAGCAATTTCCGCGATTGAGGACGGCACATTGCGCGATCTCAGTTGCGGATACCGATATAAGCCCGATTTCACGCCCGGGGAGACTCCGGACGGGCTTGCTTATGACTTCGTGATGCGCGAGCTCGCTTGCAATCACGTGGCACTTGTTCACGAGGGTAGAGCTCCCTACTGTTATGTCTCTGACGAAAAACCGAGAGGAATCACGATGAGTGAAGAAACAAAGGTTGATGGGGCGTGTGACGACTTCACGGAGTTTGCACGCAAGACTATCGACGAGTCAGGCGTTGAGCTGACGCCCGAGCAGAAGGACGCACTTGTGCGCGCTTTTGCCGAATCTCACGCGAAGTTCGAAGAAAGCAAAGCCGATGAGGCCGTGCAGGAAACCGAAGGCACGCGAGACGAAGAGCCTGCCAAGCCCGAAGGCACCGAAGGCGCCGAAGACGCTGACGAGCCCAAGGACGAGGCCAAAGCCGAAGACGAAGACGCGGGCGAAGCCAAGCCCGAAGGCGGCGCCATGGACGCGGCCATGATTGCCAAGACGGTGCGCGGGCAGTTGTCTGCCCAGTACCGCGCGGCGACCGATGTCAAGTCCGTGCTGGGCAACGTCGACCCGATGGCCTACGATAGCGCCGACGCGATCTATCTCGACGCCGTCAAGGCGATGGGCGTCAAGAACGTCCCGGCCAGCGCCGCTAAGCACGTTTTCGCCGCTTTGCAGTCGGTCAAGACCGCCGCCCCGAGCGGTGCGATGGATTCGGCCCCCAAGAGCGACGAAGATTTTTTGAAGCAGTTCATTCGATAAGGAGATGGGCAAATGGCTCTCCAGTCCAAAGTAAATGTGGGGCTCGCCCCCGCGATTGCGGGTATGCCCGCTAGCGTTGTTGAGACGCACTACACGGCGCAGACTTATCAGGCCGCCTCTGATCTGACGGTTGGTAATTTCTGCTTTGCCGACGCTACCGCCGCCGGAACGAAGGTCAACAAGGCCGGAACCGGCATCCTGCGCGGCATCGTTGTTTACACCCGTCAGTACATCACGGGCGAAGTGACTGCCAATAATGCGATGGTCATTCCTAAGGGTGGGTTTGCTCAGATCGCCACGAACGGCAAGTTTTGGGTTGTCGCACAGAACGCGCAGGCCAAGGTGGGCGATTACGTGCTTGCCTCTCAGACGGACGGCTCTGTCACGACGCAGACGGGTAACGCCAAGAAGGACGGCTTCACGATGACGAATTTCGTCGTTGAAAATGTGCTGGGCACGGAAGCGAAGTCCCTTGTGCTGATCAGCAACCAGCAGCCCAATGTCGTGCCTCCGATGGCTACGGCTTAATCTTTTTTGAAAGGTGGATTTGAAATGGCACGAAGTGAAACCATGGAGCGCCTCGGCTTTGACCTTTGCAAGGGCAACGGGCGTTTTCTTCCGACTCAGAACGGCACTGCCGATATCGCGATGGACGCTGCTTTGCAGACCGTCGCCAACGTGCAGACCCCTGCTCTGTTTGCAACGTACTACAGTCCTGAAATTGTCGAAATCCTTCAGGCTCCCCGCAACTCGACGGAGATTTTCTCCGAAGAGAAGCGCGGCGACTGGAAGGACGTTCAGACGATGTTCCCGGCCGTCGAATACGTTGGTCAGACGACGGCATACAGCGACTACGGTCGCGGTCTGCTGTCTGAGGCCAACATCGAGCAGGTGACCCGCGAAACCTACAAATTCCAAACGTTCATTCAGATCGGCGACTTGGAAGAAGACATCGCGACGGCTCAGAAGATCAATTTGCTGTCTGAAAAACAGCGCGCCGCGGCAACCGCGATCGAAATCGACGCCAACAACTACAACCTTTTTGGCGTGAGCGGTATGTCCATTTATGGCCTTCTGAACGACCCGGCACTGCCCGCCGCCCTGTCGCCCGCTACCGTCGATACTAAAACGGCATGGGCCGACAAGGACGCGAACGCGATTTATAACGACATCCTTTCGATGTTCAATCAGATCGCCGCCGCGTCCAATGGCTACGTGAGCTTTAACAGCAAGCTCAAACTGGTGGTGCCGCCGTCCATCATGGGACAGCTCGCCAAAACGACGACCCTCGGCGTCGCGCCCGTTTTGCAGACCCTTAAAGGCTTCTTCCCGGGCCTTGAGATCATCTCGCTCCCGCAGTTGCAGGATGCAGAAGGTGTGTGCAAAGCCATGCTGATCGCGACGGAAATCGCAGGACGGCCGACGGCTAAATTCGGCTTCCTCGAAAAGCTTAAGACCTATCCGGTTCTCGTCGAGCACTCTTCCATGTCGCAGAAGTGGGCATCGTCTACTACCGGCTGTCTGCTGTTCCGTCCGTTCGCTGTTGCGACGATGACGGGTATTCAGAAGTCGTAATAACCTGATCATTTTGACAATGCTGTCAAGTTGATCATGCCCCGGGGAGGGCTGGCGCTCTCCCCGTACAATTTTTAAGGAAACAGAAAAAATGGCCAATCAGGAAACTAAAGTGAAGCGCGCTCCGAGTGCTCCGAAAGTCAAGGTAATCAGCGAAGACGGCGCCACGGTGAGCGTCGGCAACACTGCCAAGACGTCGGATACGGTCACGATCCTTTTCCGCTCCCGCATCTCTCAGAAATTCACGCTGAGTAACGGCAAGAGCGTCACTATCAACGGCAACGGCGTATATCTCGCGAACGCCTCGGGCGGCGCACTGCCTGCCGGTGGGTACGGCGTGACGGTTGTCGACCGCGCTTTATGGGAGCAGGTGAAGGCCGAACTGGGTCAGGCTTATGGCCCGTGGTTCGCATCCGGGCGCATCAAGGAAAAGAAGGGCGAGGCGCAGGGCTTGAATTTCGCGATTGACCACGCCGACGAAAAGACGGGCGATGACCCGATGCCGCAAAAGAATTCAACGAAGGAATAACGCAATGACTGCCGTCGTTTTCGATCCCGAGACCTTCCGAAAGGTATACCCCGCATTTTCCGATATCACGCGCTTTACCGATGAGATGTTAGAGGCGTGCTTTGATCAGGCGGCGGAGCTGATCGGCAACGACGACGACAGCGCGATTCCTTACGATCCCGACGCCAAGCCCCCCATTAAAACGCGGGCGGTTGTTCTCACCCTCCTGACCTGCCACATTGCTACGCAGTCCTACATTTGGGGCGATCAGCAGGCCGGGCCATTGCAGACCGCGGGCGAAGGCTCCGTTAGTGCCGGGTTTGGCGGCATGGTCGACGCCTCCAATCCAGCGTGGTGGAACTCGACGAAGTGCGGAGCGCAGGCGTGGGTAATTCTCAAGCGCTATGCACAAGGGCCGCTCTATTTTGGCGTTCAACACATCTACATGGGTGGTTAAATGCGCGTCAAGGTCGTCTACTCAAAAGGCGGCTTAAAAGAGCTGGCGAAGGCCGCTCATAAAGCCAAGCTAGAGGCCGTTGCAGGGGTGCTGCGGGGCGCCACGAACTCCGACACAGGCGAGAGCGTGGCCGCCTACGGGATGGCGCTGGAATACGGCACATCAAAGATGCCTGCGCGTCCTTTTCTTCGCCAAACGGTCGATGGCCACAAAAATGAATGGCGCGAACAGCTCGCCATGGGCGTGAAGCGCCTGGGCCTAAGACGAGCCGAAGAAGTGTTAGGCGTCGTCGGCCGCGTGATGCGTGCGGACATCATCGCAACGATTAAGCGCGGCGACTTTGTGCCGCTTTCTCCCGAGACGATTGAAGCCAAGGAGCGCAAGCGCAGGGAGAACCCGGCGGCGCCCTTGATTGACACAACATCCCTGATCAGGTCGATTAGCAGCGAGGTTCGGAAGAAATGAATTTACACGCTGTGGTGCGGGGCGCGATAACCGCCGTTGCCCGTGATCTACCCGCCGAGCTTTACACGATGACGGGGGATCAGGAGCGCGGCGAGCGCGGCGACTTACTCCCCGTGTTCGCTGGTCCTGTGCCGGTGCTTGGCCAATGGCAGAGCATCAAGCCCGACGAGATCATAAAGACCGAGCGCATCAATGAGGCGACGACCGTCCGCAGGGTATACCTTCGCGCGACGGATGACGCTTCTTCGCGCCCGTGGGCGTCGTGGCGCCCGCTCGGCAGGTCGGGGGATTTGCTCAAGGACGATCGCGGCGCCTATTGGCTTGTCGATGCCGTGATTGAGGATTTCACGCACGAGGGATGGGCTTGCGTGCAGGCCGTTTTGCAGACGGTGCCGCCGCGCTTCAAAGTAAAGGAGCCAACCGATGGCGGCAGTTAAAGACATATCGCAGGCCGACATTCTGAACGCGTGCATTAAGTTCTGCTACAACTTCGCGGCGCCGGCCCTCACGGACGAGATGCACGTTCTTGACGGCTTCGGCAACAATAGAACGCTCCCGAAGGACGGCAATGACTTCTGCATCGTCACGCCGATTCGTCAGTCTCGAAGCGGCTCAAACATTGAGAGCTGGAAGCCTGACGGCGATGAGGTGATGGAGCTTGCCGAGTACGTCAATCTCGACATTCAGATTGACGTCTATTCGACGAACATATTCGACGCATTGGAGCGTGCGCAGACCTATGAAACGGTCGCGCGTTCGGATTTCGGCGTGCAGCACTTCTTAGCGTTCGGCATTGACTGTTTATTTGCCGAGGGCGTTCAGAACCTGACCGCCGTAATGGATTCCAAACAGTACGTGAGCCGGTGGACTCTCGTTCTGCACTTGGGCTATTGGAAGCGCGTGAAACTCGCGCAGGATTTTTTCAAAACCGCAATTGTCGATGTGATAAACGTCGACACGAAATACAAACCATGAGGTAAAAAATGTCAATTCCAGCTGGTTATCTTGTCGCGATCACGCCGCACACCATCAGCGCGGGCGCTTCCGATCTTGAAACGAACGGCATGGTGCTCACAAAGAGCGCACTGCTCCCGACCGGAGCCCCGGCCGTCGCCTTCGCCTCGGCCTCCGCTGTATCCGATTTCTTCGGACCGGACTCCGACGAAGCTCGCTTTGCTCAGCAGTATTTCACGGGCCTGACGAATCAGCAGAAGGCACCGACTGCGCTCGTGATCGGGCGCCGCATCAATGAAGATTGCGCGGCGTGGATTCGAGGCGCCAGAGTTTCCGCCGACTTGGCCGCATTCAAGGCCATCAAGGACGGCACCATGAAGCTCACGATTGACGGCGCGGAAAAGACCGCCGCAACGGTTGACCTCTCGGGCGCTACGTCTCTCTCGGATGTCGCCACGAAGATCGCCACGGCCCTGACCGGTTGCACAGGCTCTTACGATTCGAACACGCAGACATTTACGTTCACTTCTTCGACGAAGGGCGCCACGTCTACTGTGGACTATGCCTCTGCGGGAGAAGGTGGTACGGACCTCTCTGCGAAACTCAACCTGACGCAGGCCGCGGGCGCCGTCCTTTCTCAGGGCGCAGCGGCTCAGACCGAAGCGGCGACGCTTGACGCCGTCCGCTCCGTTACGTCCAACTGGGCGCAGTTCACGACCCTGTGGGAAGTCACGGAAAAGGCAGAGGCCGAAGCCTATGCCGCGTGGGCCGATATCGAAGACGATTTTGTGTATGTCTTTTGGTCGAGTGACACGAAGATGACGAGCACCCTCACGCAGGAGTCGACGATCGCCTACGCGATGAAGGATCGCTATAACTGCACCTTCCCGATCTATGCGCAGAACAACGTTACGGCGGCTTTTGCCGTGGCCTATCCGGCTACGATCAAGTGGGACGCGACGCAGGGCATGAAGGTCATTTTTGGCAAGACGGCTAGCGGCCTGACGCCGACGGTGACGACCGAGCAGGAAGCTACTGCGCTTGACGCCCTCGCCGTCTCTTACATCGGCCAGTTTGCCACGCGTAACGATCAGTTCCAGTTCGCGAACCGCGGCGCCCTTTGCAACCCGGCTATGTACGGGTTTTACGATACACTGATCGGCTCGATTTGGCTTCGCTCCAAATTGCAGACCTCGATCATGAAGGGGTTCGCCACGGTCAACCGCGCGCCCTACAATGCGACGGGCTACACGATGCTCAAATCGTGGTGCCAAGACCCGATCACGCAGGCATTGAATGCGGGCGTCATTGACGCCGGTATCAGCCTGAGCGACAGTCAGAAAGCGCAGATCATGCAGGAAACGGGCAACGAAGAAGCACCGCGCGAACTGCAAAGCAAGGGATATTTTTTGCAGGTGCTCGATCCGGGCGCGTCCGTTCGCGCTCAGCGCGGCGCCCCGATCTCGCAACTTTATTACGCTTACAGCGGAAGTATCGCCCGCGTCTCTCTTCCTGTAACGGCAGTGTTATAGACAGCCGGTAGCCGCAGTCCTGTAAATGTCACATGGCCGCTTTTCGGAGCGGCCTTTTAGGAGCATATAAATGCCGTTAAAAAATAAGACCTCAGCGAACGTAGTCGCATGGCTCAAAATTGAAAACGTCTGCCCGTCGGGCATTCAGCTCACGCAGTTCTCGACGGATGCCGGTATTGCCGCCGACGCCGTGCAGGAAGTGCAGGCGGACATGACGCTTGACGGCCATCTCGTCAAGGGCTACACGCCGAATCCCTATGTGGTCAATCTGACGCTTCAGCCGACCGCCCCCGCAATTGCGTATCTGCGCGAGGCTCAGGCTTTGCAGAAGTCACTTAAAACGCCGCTTGGCGTCGAACTGACGGTGTATTACCCCGCGACTGACCGCACCTATCAATTCGTCAATGGCGTCTTTACTCAGATGATGCCGATGCCTGCCGCCAACCGCTTGCAGGACCCGGTGACGGTTCAAATGACGTTTGAGGACTGCCAGTAATGCGCGAAGCCAAGACCATCACACTCCAAGACGGTGAGCGCAAAATCACGTTCACGATTAAGCCGATGTCGGCCCTCAAGGCGGAACGCTGGCTGATCCGTGCGGCGTTCGCGCTGGGCGGCGGCCTGTCGTCTTTGACGAAAGACGCCGACGCGACGGAGATCGTCAAGGCGCTTTCTACCGTCGACTATGACAAGGTTGCGCCGCTTTGGGATGAGCTTCTTTCGTGCTGTGATATCGTGCAGGGCGGGGCGACCATTCCGGTTGATGCCGACACGCTTGACGGGAAGATTGACTACCCGACGACCGTATTTCTTCTGAAGGCGGCGGCCGTACAGGCGAACTTCGGTTTTTTCGGCAAAGGCGGGTTCTCGAACTTCCTCTCCACGATGCGTGGCGTTCTGACCTCTTAAAAGTCAAAGGAACGTCGGCACTAGCGAATCTCCCGCCGGTTTGCGGTCGTGCCGTTTCCTCGCGGCTCGCGAGCCTGCGGGAGGTTCAAACCTATTACAGCCTGCAAGACGTCTATGACCTTGATGAGGTTTTGACCTTGCAGAACTACCATGAATGGCTTGCAAGCCGCAGGGATGATTGATGTCTGTCATTGACGAATTACTGATTTCCATCGGGCTTGACGCGAAGGAGTTTGCCAAGGGCGTCGATGCCGTTCGTGGGAAGGTCGAGAACTTTGCGACAAAGGCAAAGGAGCAATTTGAAGCGGTCGGCACGCAGTCGAAAGACACGGGCGCCGTTTCTGCGCTCTCTTTCTCGCGTGCGGGCGAACGCGTGCAGAAGCTTGGCGAAGCGTCGAAAGAAGCCGCCTCGGCCATTGCCGACTCATTCAAGGGTGCTGCGCCCGCCATTGAGCTGGTGCGCTCGAAACTCGGACTGCTGGCCGCTACCTTCGGGCTTGTGGCCGGTGGTGCGCAGACCTTCGGCAATTATGTCGATAAGTCGGAATCGCTCGCGAGGCTGTCGACGCAACTCGGCGTATCGGTGCGCGAGCTGGACGCATTCGGTAAGGCCGCAGAGGCCGCCGGGGGTTCTGCCGAATCAATCTTTGCCTCGATGAAGGCTTACTACCAGCAGTCCGGGCGACCGGCTGAGGAAGTCTTTCAGCTTGCGAGCAAAGTCGAGGGCATGAGTCGCGGTGCGGCTCAGCGCTTCTTACAGGCTCAGGGCGTGGCGCTCGATGCCATCCCCATTTTCCTGCAGGGGCAAAAGGCGCTCGATGCCTTAATGGCGAAGTACCGCAAGACAGCTTTTACCGCGCAGGACAGTCGGAACGCCCGCGCGTTCAAAGTCGCGTGGATGGATTTCAAGATTGCGGCGCAAGACGTCGGCAATGTATTCGTGCGGCTGGTGCTCCCGGGCGTCACAAAGGTGCTTGACGGCTTAAGCGGCCTCGTCGGGATTATCCGCGAGAACGCCCGAGCCTTTGCCCTGCTCGCGGTCGGGTTCGGGCTTGTGTTTGGGCTTAAAAACCTGAATGCAATTAAGAACGCGATTCTTGCCGTGCGGGCCTTCGGCGTGGCCGTCAAGATGGCGGCCCTGCCGGTGACGGTAATCGCGGCAGGCGTGGCGGCCCTCGTGCTCGCTATTGATGATCTGATTGGGTTCGCCCAAGGTGCCGACAGTCTTTTTGAGCGGATGCTCAAGAAGATGGGCGCCGGTGCCGCCGACATTGAAGAGTTGCGCGAGAGCTTGAAAACGCTCGGCGAGGGCTTTACATGGCTGTGGGATAAGGTCAAGCCGCTTTTAGGCGGCGCCCTGACGCTTGTCTTTAAAGCCGTGTCGGTCGTTATTGTCGGGCTGGTTGCCGCCATTAACGGCGTTGTTATCGGCTTTAACACGCTTTGGCAGACGGCGAAAAAGGTCGGCAAGGTTATCGCCTCAGTCTTTACGGCGATTCCGGACGCGATCATTGAGGCGCTTAAAACGGCATGGCAGACGCTTACCGGGTGGTTTGACGACGCCGCCGATCTCATTAAAAAGAAGATTGGCGAACCCATTAAGGGGCTTTTTGGCGGCATCGGTAAATTCCTCGGCTTTAGCGGCGACAAGGCCGACGAGGAGAAGAAGGACCAGCCCACGAGCACCCGCGAGCGTGAGATTGTCGTTGTGAAGCAGGCCGCATATAAGGCCGCGGCCCCCAACGTCGTCACTAACGCAAGCATGAATGTCGTGAACAACATCGAGACAAGAGACAACGCGCAGGCCATCAGCCGAGCCATCGGCGCCACGGTCACGGGCGGTTTCAACCGTCAGGCGGAACTTATCGGCCAGTCGACGCGCGGCGTCAATTTGAAGTGAGGGATTGAATGGCTCAGGACTTTTCAACATGGGCGATTCTCAACGCTTCCGATCGGCCTGTTTGCGAGTACGTCGGCATTGTGTCCTGCTCCCTTGCCGAGGCCGCTCGGGTTCTTACGGAGCCTTTAGAGGGCGGCAATCTTGCGGCCTATAACAAGGTGCAGGCACCTGATGCCGTGTCGCTATCGCTTGCGCTTGACGGCGATCCGTCGATTCAGACTCAGGCCTTAAATGCGCTTCGGAGTCTGAAGCAGGCGATTGGCACCGATTCGCTTTGCAAACTCGTAACGCCGTATTTCGTGGTCGAAAATCTCGCGCTTGAGACGATCAGCCAATCGCGATCGGTAACGCAGAACGCGAGTTCTCTGATCGTTGAATTGGGCTTTATCACGATCCGGGCGGTTCAGACCGGCACGCGTAAAGTCGTTTGGTCGCCGCAAAATCCGACGAGTTCGGACGAAGTGAGCGCCGGGAAGGTGCAACCGAAGACGCTTGCCGCAAAACTTGCCGAGGGCCTTTTATGAGCTGGATGCAAATTCCTCTGTCTGCCGTGCCGTTTCAGACGGTGAGTGCGGTCGTCAACGGGCAGAATTATCGCGTGACGGTACGCCAAAACGGGGCATTTATTTATACGTCGTTGATGGTTGACGGCGTGCGGGTGGTCGATAACGCGCTGGCGGTTGCACGCGGGCGCGTGATCCCTTTCGCGCAAACCGTGGCACGGACTAGGCTCTATTGGGTTGACACGCAGGGCAACGACCGCCCGCAGTACGGCGGACTGGGCGACCGGTGGATTTTGGTCTACGAGGCGGCCAATGAGTAGCTACACGCGAAAGATTATCCGCATCCGCATCACGATGGATGACGGCGGCGAGAGCGGCTCACAGATGACGTTCACGGAGAACGCGATAGCGGTTCGGATTCAGAAGCAGGGGGCGCCGGAACTTCCGAAGGCGCAGGTAGCGATTTGGGGCCTGTCGCAGGATCAAATGACGCAGCTCACGATGCTGTCTTTTGATGCGCTGTCGTTGCGCCGGAACGTGCTTGAGATTGCCGCAGGCGAAGAGGGGCGCGAGTTAGCCGTTGTCTTTCAAGGCGAGATCATGAACGCGGCGCCGGACATGAATGCGGCACCGTCTCCCGTGATGCGCCTTGAGGCCATTTCAGCGGCCTATCCGAAGCTAATCCCCTCGCCTCCCGTGGCGGTCAAGGGGGAGCAGACTGTGGACAGCCTGATGCAGGCTTTTGCTGGCGAAGCGGGTTTGCAATACGAATCGGCAGGCATCACATCGAGCCTGACGAACTGCACGATTAACGGCGACCCGATCACCAAAAGCAAATGGGTAGCCGACACAATCGGCGCCGATCTCGTTATTGACGATCAAAAGATGGTGCTGGTCGGCCCCGACAGTTCGCGCGGCGAGGCCGTGGCCATTGACGTCATCAACCCGCAAACGGGGGAGATTGGATATCCTAGCTTCGACTCGCTGGGCATTCGGGCGGTGTGCTTGTTTAATCCCGTCCTGATGGTCTGCGGATTGTGCCGTATTGAAAGCTCGATGCCGCGTGCTACGGGGGTTTGGAAAATATACAGCGTGACGCATGACATTGCCGCAAACCTGCCGAACGGAGGCGCGTGGCGTACGGAAATCGCAGGAACGTGGGTTGACAGATGACTGAGCTTAAAACCAATGCGCGGGTATCGTCCTTAGGGTCGGAACTCAATGCGCAGGAATTTTTTACGCGTTCGATCGTCAAACAGATGGTGAGCACCGCGATTCCCGTCCGCGTTGACGTGGTCGAGCGTGCCGCTGACGGTAGCGGTGCTCTGTACGTTGACGCCACGCCCCTTGTGTGTCAGACGGGTGCCGACGGCAATGTACTGGAACCCGTGAGCATTCCGCACCTGCCTTATTTCAGGCTTCAACACGGCACGGCCGCCGTGATTTGCGATCCGGTTGTTGGTGACATCGGGCTGGCGATTTTTGCTCAGCAGGATTGTTCCCGACTGACGGGCGGCAATACGCCGGTTGCGCCGGGGACGTTCCGATGCTTTGATATGTCGGACGGCTTTTATATCGGCGGATTTTGGGGGCAAGTGCCGAAGACCTTCATTCACATCGAAGAAGCGGGAACGATTCACGTCGTCGCACCGAAGCAGCACCATTTGGAAAGCCCGACGGTGATCGTGGATTGCGAAACCGTCACGGTGAATGCGAAGGATTCGGCAACGGTTGTGACGAAGACCGCAAAAGTGAATGCATCGAGTTCGCTCACGGTTGACAGTCCTCAGAGCACGTTTACGGGCAACGTCGCGATTCAAAAGAATCTGACGGTCACGGGCCACATCTCCGGCACGTCCGGCATGAGCATTACGGGCGGCACCGGGGGCGCGACGGCTACATTCCAGGGTTCGATTAAGGTTTCTGATGATGTTACGGCGAGCGGTATCAGTCTCACGAGGCACACCCACACCGAGCAAGGGGATGGGAAAGAAACGTCAGGGCCACATTAAGGGGGCGAGATGCACACTCAGAAGACTTTGGGTCTTTCTTCAGACTGGGACTTGCAGTTTGACGCTAATGGCAATTTGAAGATGCTTGATGAAGTTGACGCGATCTGTCAGAACGTCTGCAATGAATGCCGTCTGTTCCTTCATGATGCATACTTTCGCTACGACGAGGGAATTGACTGGTTTACGGATCAGCTCAGTAGGCCCCTGCAAGTTGCGGTTGTCACCGACCGCCTGCGTCGGGCGGCGCTCAGCGTGCCGGGCGTGCTGGCGGTGACGGCGATCCATCTTGAGGTGTTGAACAAGAAAGAAAGAACCCTGCGCGGGACAATTGAAATCGAAACTGAGTACGGCCATGGCACAAGTTACATTTAATCAGAAAACGGGCGTAGTGGTTCCGTCGACGCGTGAAGTGCGCGAGGATTTGGCGCGGGCCGTGCAGGACGCGATGCCTGCGGCCGCCAACGGCGCCCCCGTCAACGTCGATTCAACTTCGCCGCTCGGGCAGATCGTTGACCTGACGACGGCAGAGGTTGAGGCCAAGAATTCCGAAGTTGGATTTTTAGCGAATCAATACAATCCCGACGTGGCGCATGGCATCTTTCTCGACGCACTGGCGAATCTTTACGGGTTACAGCGCAAGGTATCCGAGCCGACTGTTGTCGTCTGCACGTGCACGGGCCTGCGCGGAACGGTGATCCCGTACGGCGCAATCGTTGAGGATGCGAACGGAAACAAACTGCGCCACATTGCCGTGGCGGGTGCCGCTATCGGAGACGCGGGCACGCTGGAAACGACCTTTGCAACGGTGGAACACGGGCCGATTGAAATCGGCGCGGAAACCGTGACGAAGATCGTGACCGTAGTCGCCGGATGGGATACCGTCAACAATGCCGCCGCGGGCGCCACGGGTCGAGACATTGAGCCGGATGGTGAATTGCGCAACCGTATGAAAGAGTCATACGCGATGAACGCCAACGGCACTGTGAGCAACGTTCAGGCCAATTTGTCGCAGCTTGATGGCGTACTTGATTGTGTCGTATTAGAGAACTACACGAACCTAAAAAAGACACTGTACGCCCTTGAACTTGAACCGCATTCCATTGCGGTGTGCATCGTGGGCGGCGAAGACGCGGACATTGCCCGCGTGATCTTTGAGCGCAAGTCCGGGGGTTGCGGCACGAATGGCGAGACGGTGGTTAAGTACGTCGACAAAGAGCACTTTAACGCCTTATACACGTATCGCATCGTCCGCCCGACGGCCGTCGATTTCCGCGTTAAGGTCGAGTTTTTCAGCGCCGACATGAATGCAGAGACGCAAACCGCCGTCAAGGAAGCCATTGTTAAAGACTTCCTAGGCGAGCTTGATAACTCGCGCGTGACTCTCGCGAGCACGGTCTACGCCTCCCGCTTTTATAAGTGCGTGCAGGCCGTTACGACGTCGCCGGTCAAGGCTATTACGGTGGGGCTGAATGAGGGCGCATTAGGGGCGTCGGTTGAGGTGCCTGCGAACGAGTCGCCGACAATCTCGCCTGAAACGATTTCCCTGACTTTCGGAGGCTAGTCATGAGCGATTCACAGACTTGGCAGAACTTTGAATCTGCCGAAGACGTGCGCGAAATGGCCGACGTGACGAGTAACGCGTCTGTGGCCATGCAAAGCCAGTACGCTCACGCCCCGCGGATGAATGCGGTCGGAAAGATTTTGCAGGACGAGATTGACGCGACGGCTCAGCTCGAGGATATCGCGGTGCAGGTTTCCGACGTACAGACGGCGAAGGGCGTGTTTCTTGACTGGTGGGGCAAGCGCATCGGCATCGACCGCTATATTAAGGTCAAAGACGAATATGTCCGATTCGATGACGACTATTTTCGCTTCCTTCTGATGTATCGCGCGGTCTGCAATGTGTCGGATTCGACGTGCGCAACGATGAATCGAATGCTTTCCCTGCTCACGAGCACGCGGGTATTTGTCGTCGACTATCAAGACATGACCCTCCAAAGCATCGTGGTCATCGGGTCTATCAGTGATTTACAGGCCATGATTTTGCAGACGTACGGCCTTTTGAATCGCCCGGCAGGCGTGATGACTAACTTTCTCATCATCTATCCGGATGAGAAAATCTTTGGATTTGAAGGGTCAGACCTGTTGCCGTTTGATCAGGGCGTTTTCAATCCGGGCAGAACAATCAACGACTTCTAACGCCTCGCACGTGCGGGGCTTTTTCATGGGCCACATATGAGCAATTATCCGCAGTTTCTTTTGGCGTCGGCCTTTGCGGCTGATGGGGACAAGACTATCCCGCCGGCTGACTCGCAGACGGCAGGCACAGGGCGTTTTTCGCAGGCAAAGGGCTGGACTGACGTCAACTCCAAGCCAATCGGAGAGGGCGGCATTCCGCCGAAGCGCGAGGACTTTAATGGCGCGTTTTATCTGCTCTCACAGCTTCTCATGTTTTATCAGCAGGGCGGAATCATGCAATACACCGCCACGCTGGATTATGAGCCTGGAAACGAGGTTTTTAGCGCAGGCGTGAAGTATCGCTGTCTTGTGGCCAACGGGCCGGGGACTGCTAAGGGCGTTGTTAACCCCTCTGCTGACAAAACTGTTTGGAGCAATCAGGACTTGCCGAGCGTGTTGGCCGGTCAGGTCACGCCGTTCTACAACTGCAAACTCGGCGGCTCGGACGGCAGAAGGCTCGTCCCGTGGGGAAGTACTGACGCTTATGAGTCTTACGTCCTCTGCGACGGCGGCTCCGACGGCCGCGGTGGGAATGTGCCGAATCTCATCGACAGATTTTTACTCCCGAGCAATGTTGCGGATGCAGGTAAGACCGGCGGCGGCTTGAGCCTTCAGGTGCCGGGGGTCACAGTGAACGGCACTGTCGGCGAAACGGTTCTGACGATTGATCAAATTCCGGCGCACTCACACACCGGGTCAACGTCGACCACAGGGGCCCATGCGCACGGCCGCGGGACGATGGAGATTACAGGCGCGATCCCGGTTGACGATCACAAAATTAGATATGTCGAGGGGGCTTTTTATCAGAACGGGTCTTATCCTGACAGCGACAACAGAGACTCGGGAAACCTTTCTCCTCGCGCGTCCTTTGCGGCCTCAAGAACGTGGACAGGATACACGTCATACGACGGAACCCACAGCCACAGCATGAATCTCAATAACACGGGCGGAGGCAAAGGGCACACGCACACGATCACAAGCTCGTCTGAGACGCAGACGCTTACGCTGGACCGCCCGCCGTTCTATCGGCTTGCCTATTTTGTCAAGTTGCCGGAGTAAGTCATGGCATCAAAAGAATTTCGATTTCATTACGTCAAGACGCCGACCGGTGCAATCAGCGGGCAGTCCGTCCTTACGCAGACAGAAGACGCGATTAACAATCTCGGCGAGTATATGGTCGAGGCTACGGGCGATGCGACCGAGGCGCTGAATAAGGCGACTGAAGCGCTTAACACGGCAAATACAGCTCAGCAGAACGCGGCCGAGGCGCTCTCTACTGCGAATTCGGCGCTAGGTAGCGTCAAGACCTTAGACGCGACTGTTAACACGTTTGACGGCCGTATTAAGACCGCGGAGAGTAATGCCACGAATGCCGTCACTACGGCGACCGAAGCGGCTAATAACGCGGCTCAGGCTGTAACAACGGCCAACTCTGCGAACAAGACGGCTCAGCAGGCTGTCACGGCGGTCAATGCCGCGCAGACGACGGCCGATAATGCAATTGCCGCGGCGACTCAAGCCGTCGGAACGGCCAACGCTGCGAACGCGACTGCGGCAGAAGCGAAGCGAATTGCCCTGCAGGCCGTGACGGACACGGACGCCATCCGCGAAGAGATCAATCAGAACATGGCCGTGATGACCGAAAAGGTCACAGAGGCCACGACGCAAGCGCAGAACTCTGCGGCATCTGCTGGCGAATCGAAAGCGAGCAGTGACCTGTCTAAGCGCTGGGCGACATTGATGACGGGCGCCGTCGACGATGACGGCTATTCGTCCAAATGGAATGCTCAGCTCGCTCAGGCTTGGGCTGTGAAGACTGACGGCAAGGTGACGGAAAACAACCTGCCGGATGGCGCTGAGATCGACTACTCGGCGAAGTACTACGCACAACAGGCCGGGGGTTCGAATAGCGCGGCGAAGGCATCAGCCGATGCGGCGAAGGTTTCGCAGACCGCGGCGGCGGCTAGTGCGGCGGCGGCTAAGACTTCACAGGATGCGGCCAAGGCTAGCGAGACTGCGGCCAAGACTTCGCAGACCGCGGCGGCTGGTTCGGCTTCTGCGGCCAAGACTAGCGAGACCAATGCCCTTGCGTCTAAGAACGCGGCGGCCACAAGCGCAGGCGCGGCCAAGACATCTGAAACGAACGCCAAGACGTCTGAGAACAATGCGAAGAAGTCCGAGACGGCGGCGGCCTCGTCCAAGACCGCGGCGGCAGAAAGCGCATCTGCGGCGGCGGCCTCAGCAGAAGCGGCACAGGCTTCTGAGGGTACAGTGACGGCATCGGCCACAGCGGCGGCAGGCAGTGCGGCGGCGGCCAAGACGTCCGAAACGAACGCCCTCGCGTCTAAGACCGCGGCGGCCACGAGCGCAAGCGAGGCGGAGGCTTCGGCTTCAGCGGCAAAGGTTTCGGAAGACGCGGCAAAGGCATCCCAAACTGGCGCGGCATCAAGCGCGTCGGCGGCCAAGACATCAGCCGATGCGGCGAAGGCATCCCAAACAGCGGCGGCATCAAGTGCGTCGGCGGCCAAGACTTCGCAGGATGCGGCAAAGGTTTCGCAGAATGCTGCGGCTGGTTCTGCAACAGCGGCAGAGGATTCTGCTACTGCGGCCGCAGGTAGTGCGGCGTCGGCAAAGACGTCCGAAACCAATGCCAAGACCTCTGAGAATAACGCCAAGGCATCGGAAACGAAGGCCAAAGCGTCCGAAACCGCGGCAGCTGGAAGTGCGACAGGGGCGGAGGAATCGGCTACTGCGGCGGCTAGTTCTGCATCTGCGGCTGATGCTTCAAAGACGGCGGCGGCTGGTTCGGCATCGGCGGCGAAGACTTCAGCAGACGCGGCGAAGGTTTCGCAGAACGCGGCTAAGGCATCCGAAACGGCGGCTGGCAATTCTGCGACTGAGGCGGCGGGATCGAAGACCGCGGCGGCTACATCAGAAAAGAATGCCGCCAATTCTGCGACTGCGGCTAATGCGTCAAAAACTGCGGCGGCGGGAAGTGCTACGACAGCAAGCACGAAGGCAGGCGAGGCGTCTGCATCGGCGCAAAAAGCCAAGGATTGGGCGTCAAAAGAGGACGGCCCGGTAGAAGGCTCAGGCGAAACCGCAAAGTATTCTGCGAAGTATTACGCGCAACAGGCGAATCAGAGCAACAGCGTAAAGTACGTTGCGCAGACGCTGACGGCTGAGCAACAGACGCAGGCACGCGCTAATATTGGCGCTGGGTCGGCGGCTGACGTAACTTCGCAGGGCACGCGCTTGACGGCAGTCGAACATATGGCTACCGAAAACCAAATGGGCATCGTGGCCCTAAGAAAAAATATCCCGACGAAAACATCCGATCTCACGAACGACTCGGGTTACGTCAAGGCCACGAGCGGCACCACTGACCTGACGACAGGATCGTCCAACCTTGCGACTGGCGAGATTTATTTGGTTTACGAATAAAAGGAGTAACAATGAAGAAGGTAGAAAAGTACACCGGGGAAAAAACCTATATGTTTCCCAACGGCGCATTGGCGACGAAGGACGCCGTACTTGAGCAGTTCCCCGCCGCTTTGGCGTTCGTGCACTATGTCGAAACGGACGAAAACGGTGAGGTGATGTGGGCTTTTCAGAATTTATCTGCGATGCGCACGATGTATAAGATCGACGCGGCACTTTCTGAATCTGAGGCCCTTGCGAAGATTGAAGAAATCATCAACACGGAACCCAAAGTGGACACAACGCCGTCGGCAGAAGAACGCATCGCGGCGGCGCTTGAATATCAGAACCTTGCATCTATGGAGACAGTGGCATGACTTACGAGCTTGTAAAACGTAACTTTGACAGAGGCCTTTGGACGGCGCAGATGGTTCGCCTCGCTGTGAGAAAAGGCGTCATCACGAAAGAGCAGTTTAAGGAAATCACAGGGCAGGATTACTGATATGACGGAATCGAGCCTTAGGTATGCGCCCGAGAAAGCCCCGGAATTAGCAACTCCCTCAACAAAAGCGTGCTATGTTGGCGTGGCCGGTAAGGCTCGCAAGGTCAAAAAAATTTACGTCGGAGCCGCCAACAAGGCGCGCAAAGTCAAAAAGGGCTATGTTGGCGTGGGTGGGAAGGCGCGACCGTTTTTTTCGGCGGAAGCAGAACTAACGTACTACGGGACAGTGACGCCGTTAAGCAAAGCAAGACCAAATTTAGCGGCTACAACTGTAGGTGGGCATGGCCTGTTTGGCGGCGGCGGGGTCGAGAGTGGCCCTTATTTTAGTACGGTAGACGCCTATACCGCGGCATTAGTCCGGACAACGGCGACGGAGTTAAGCGAAGGCAGGGGCGACTTGGCAGCGACTACCGTAGGAAATTTTGGATTGTTTGGAGGAGGCATGGCAGCCGCCAGCAGGACCAATAAAGTAGATGCATACAGCACATCTCTAGTGCGAAGCACTCCTACAGTTCTGCGGGAGAGCCGGTCCCTCTTGGCCGCTACAACCGTGGGGAATAATGGGTTATTTGGGGGTGGTAAAGCTATGACCCCCGGCTCGGCTATCGTAGACGCCTACGACCCAGCTCTAGTCCGAAGCAATCCAAAGACGCTGAATGCAGCCACGTCCAGATTAGCCGCCACGACTGTGGGGGGGTTCGGGCTGTTTGGTGGTGGCACTACCCCAGGTGAATTAAAGTCTTCGTCAGTAACTGCATACAGCACAGCTCTAGTGCAAATGACTCCTGCAAAGCTGAGTGTAGCGCGGTCCAGCTTTACAGCTACAACCGTAGGGAACTATGGACTGTTTGGAGGTGGTTATAGTGACAAATACGAAAATACGGTAGACGCCTATACCGCGGCATTAGTCCGGACAACGGCGACGGAGTTAAGCGAAGGCAGGAGCTACTTGGCAGCGACTACCGTAGGAAATTTTGGATTGTTTGGAGGAGGTTATGTCTACGGTTCCTCATCCCGCGTAGATGCATACAACACATCTCTTGTGCGTAGTACGCCTAAATTTCTATCGCAAGGAAGCTCCCGATTGGCCGCGACCTACATAGGAAATTATGCGCTGTTTGGTGGTGGTCAGTCTCCTTCTGAATACATTTTCCGAGTACACGCCTACACTGTAGATGGGGGGGGGTAGCCAGCCATCGAAGCCTGATCCTGATGACCCGAACAACAAGTATCCTGGCGGCTCATGGCCCGACAAGACCCCGCCCTAGGGCGCGGGTGCCTCCCTTTTGTGAGCCAGTATTGCCCCTCTGAGAGGGGCTTTTTTATAGGTGTTGCCATGTACCTGAAATGGCTTTGCTTTTTACCTGCGTCCTTAGCCTTCGACATTTTCGGTCGTTTGCTAACGCCGCTCGTCGTGCTCTTTGCCGACAAAGACGGCTGGCTACCGTCTTGGCTTTGGTGGTGGCAGACGCCGG